GGTGGCTGTGCCCGAGGGTGAGACCGGGGTTATGACCTCAATGGAGGAGCCGGCTGCCCCAGCACAACCATCACAGGAATCTGAAACTGAAGAAGAATCTGATGATGAAGAAGGCAAAGATACTTTAAACACTTCTAGATTTCAACCGGAAGTTAGAAGAAGCAAAAGAGTTATAGGTAAAAGACCTAAGAAGAAGAAAACTGTAACTATAGATTTAACAATGGAATTCAAAAATGCTGAACAAGATTTTATTATTACAGAAGATAAAGCTCCAGCTATTTCTGCTAAAGTTAAAGAAGTATTACAAAAGAAAGTAAAAGACCATAATGACAGTAATCCAAAACATAGAACAAGTTATGGAACTTTGGCAACTGTGTTCAGACGAGGTGTTGGTGCCTATAGAACAAACCCAGCTTCAGTGCGAGGTAATGTTTCTTCAGCAACCCAGTGGGGAATAGCTCGTGTCAACGCATTCCAAAAAGGATTAAAAGGTAATTTCCCTAGAAAGCCTTTTGACCAAGACTTGCTTCCAGCTGGTCATCCTAATAGTTCTAAAAGTAGTAAAGCAAAAGATGACATTACAAACTTTCCATCATCCGGTGATAACCAAAAAATAAGTTTAAGTAATTCAAACTTTAAACAATTTCCGGACCACGCTTATGTTAAAAATTTAAAAGAAAATTATCCGGGAATATGGAGAAGAGCAGGTACCGGTGGAAACCCACCAACTTCCTTCACTGGAAATGATGCATATAGTAACTGGACTAAGTACAGAGCTGGTGACAGAAGTGCATCTGTATTATCTTGGGTAAAAAGAAGAGAACGTTTTATGAGCCGACACTCGGGAAACACTAGACTAAACGGAATCATCGCTGTAATGAAGTGGGGAGGAGTTACAAAGTCCGGTGTAAGTGCTATGAAAAAAATTGTGAACGAGCAAAAAAAGAAAGAAGATGCTCGTCGTAAACAAGCAGATAACCTTATCTCTCACAACGACGATTTGACAAGTTAAAATAAGAGAGTAAATAAGGAGTATTTTTTATTATGGCTAGTGAAAAATTCACGAAGTCAGTCGAATTTAAAGCGACTGATGATACAAAAGGAAATGTTGAAGCAGTATTTTCTGTTTACAACAAATTAGATACAGACGGTGATGTAGTTGTTCCCGGAGCAATAAAGTCCGGTTTTAAAGATAACCAAGTTCCTATGGTATTCGCACACAAGTGGGACCAACCTATAGGAAAAGGAACAATTATCTCAGATGATGACAAAGCAGTATTCAAAGGAAATTTCTTTATGAATACAGAAGCAGGTAGAGAAGCTTACAATCTTGCAAAAGAAATGGGTGACTTACAAGAATGGTCATTTGGTTTTAGAATTCACGATTATGAAATTGCAGAATATAAAAGCGATGATATGGAAGAACCTGTAGATGTTCGTTATTTAAAAAATTTAGAAGTTTATGAAGTTTCACCAGTTTTAGTAGGAGCAAATAGAGAAACCTACACATTAGCCATTAAATCCGGTGAAGAAGCAGTTTATCAAAACTCCAACATAGAAGAAAAAGAAGAAGTAGCTCCCGAAGTATTCAGCACTGTAGAAGAAGCTGAAGCTAGAGCTAAAGAAATAGGTTGCGAAGGTTCTCACGAGTATGAAGTAAATGGACAAATAGTCTATATGCCTTGTAAAACTCACGAAGATTTTGAAGCAGCTATGGGCGAAGATGAAGACGATGAAGATGAGAAATCATCCGGAGAAGAGTCTTCAGAATGTTGCCAAGGTGATTGTTGCCAATCTAAAGAAAAACATTGTTCATATGGTGATGATGGTAACTGTGCTAAAGAAAATGAAAAAGATTTAAAGATTTCTGATGACGATTCCAGCTTGCAAGGAAAACGTTTTTCAGACGAGGTTAAAGATGTGCTTGCTGCATTAGAGAGCCTCATCGTTAGAGCGAAAGCAATTTCAATCTTACGAGAAAAAGATGGAAGGGAATTGTCTTCTAAGGCAGAATCAGCATTACGTGCTGTACAAGAGGACTTAGATGACGCTTGGAATGAGTTAGATAGCATTATCGGCTCTGAAAAAGAAGAAGAAGAAGTTGATGTTGACGCTGAAGTCGCTGAAGCTGAGGTATCTACTGAAGAAGTAGCAGAAGCTGTTTCTGAAGATGTCGAAGTTGAAGAAATCGACGAATCTGATTCTGAGTCAGAACCCGAAGATGAAGTTTCTGAAGAAGAAGCTGAAGAAGAAGTATCTATCGATGAGGTAGATGAAGAATTTGAAGCTTTATTCGCAGAAGCACAAGGAACCATTTCAGAAGCTATTGTCCTTGAATTAGACGACGAAGAAGACGAATAAGTATAAGTATAAGTATAAATTTTGGAGAAATTCATAATGTCAGATTATAAAGAACAAATTTCCAAAAAGCGTGCTGAGTTAAAAGACGTATTTGATAATCCAGCAGAAGACGGTAAGTACTCTGCTGAGCAAAAAAATGCTATCAAAGGTCTTAACACAGAATTAGCTGAATTAGTAGATAACGCTAACATAGCTAAAAGCAAAGCTAAGAATGAAAAGGCTATGGAAACTGATGCATATGCACCGGAAGCTCCATCACAACCAGTTCAAACTTTAGGTGATGCTTTTGTTAAGTCTGCTGCTTATCAAAACTACAAAGCTGATGGTGTTAAAGGTGTTGACTCTACAGTAGGATTTAGCCCAATGGGTTATAAAGCTACTTTAGGTGCTGGCCTTACAAACTCTTACGCTCCGGAAGTTTTAAGACAACCCGGCATCCTAGAAAGTGCTCTTAGAGACCCGGATGCTGTTATTGGTCTTTTTGACCAAATTGAAACAGACCAAAATTCCTTTGCATATATGGAAGAAACTACTTTCACAAATGCAGCAGCTGAGCAAGCTGAAGAAGCAACTACTGCTGAAGCAGCTCTAGATTTCACAGAGCAAACAGCTCCAATCAGAAAGATTGGTGTTTTCTTGCCTGTAACTGAAGAACTTCTAGCAGATGTTTCCGGAATTCAAGGTTATGTTAACTCAAGACTAGCTACAATGATGAAATTGAGATTAGATTCTCAGCTTCTCAGTGGCGACGGAACTGCACCAAACATCGAGGGTATCCTTGATGCAGGTAAAACTAGTGTTGACGAAGTTGATTATTCATCATACAGTGGTGAATTAAAGCAATTCGGTGCTATTTATCAAGCAATTACAAACATTAGAACTGGTGCTTTCGTAGAGCCGGATGCAATTGTTATGCATCCAAACGACTGGTATCAATTAGTAACTACAGTTAGTGACTTCGAAGGTACAAGTTCAGCAGGTTATGCTGCTAACTCACCATTATTCGTTGTTGCTGGTGGTTTCGGTGATGCTCCACAACCAAGATTATGGGGTATTCCAGTTGTTCCATCAACAGCTATCTCAGAGAACACAGTTCTCGTTGGTAGATTCGGTGGTGGAGAAGCTGCTCACGTTGTAATGAGACAAGGTCTCGACCTTGCTATCTCAGATTCTCATAGCGACTTCTTCCTTAAAGGAAAATTGGCTATTAGAGCAACAATGAGAGTTGGTCTTGCTGTTTATAGACAAGCAGCATTCTCAAAAGTAACTTCTTTCTAAGAAGTTTCTTAAGATTACTTTGGAGGGGTGGATTATTCTGCCCCTTCAATTTAAAGAATTAAAAGGATTTTTATGGAATATATTAAAGTAGAAAAAGACATTTGGAAGATGCAGGATGGTACTTTGTTTGAAGGTAATATCAATGATGTTCCTAAAGGTAACCCATCTTCAATAGCCAAAGCTGGAAAAGAATATTCTAAAGAGTATTTAGAATTTCACGGTTGGGGTAAAAAAGAAGAAGTTAAAAAATCTTCTAAAAAGAAATCAGCTTCCAAAAAAACAATAGAAGATAAAGCTGTTAAGCCCGAAGACGTAGAAGACAAATAGGAGGTAGCCTGTGGCACTTTCAACAGTTTCTGACGTAAAAAGTGTTATTGGTGTAGATATGTCTTCAGCTGATGAAACAGCTATAACAAACATTTTTATACCGGCAGTTGATGCAACAATTAAAAACTATATTGGATACGAATTAGAGTATTCATCTTCTATTTCAGAAACATACGATGGTAACGGTGAAGAAGAGTTTTATACAAAAGTAGCACCAATTATTAGTGTTACTTCTGTTACAGAAGACGAAGTTGCATTAACTGAAGGTAATCAAGAACATTTTGTTGTTTATAAAAACGAAGGTAGAATACGTAAAACAAATAACAAAAGATGGTCAACTACTAGATTGCAAAATATTACAGTAGTTTATTCTGCAGGATATTCAGATACAGAAGCAGGTGTAGAGGATATTCCTAAAGATATTAAATATATAAGTGCAAAAGCAGCAGGAAAAATGTTTATCATAGGTGCAGCTTTATCAGCACAACAACCAACAGGAGAGGTAGCAACACACAATGCAGATACTTCTACTGATGCAAATTTTAACTTAGTAAGACAGGAATCTCTTGGAGATTATTCTGCAACATATGAAAGTGTTCCAGCATTGTTGGACAAAGGAATTATAAACGAGATGGATTTGAAGGTATTATCAAAATATAAAAGGCAATATTTTACATCGGCATCCATACTCGACTAAACTGTTTATATGGATATAGAATCAAATAAAGCACAAAGAATTGCGTATCTTCGAGGAATCGATGATGCAAAATTTAAAGAAGCCGTTTTGGACCAAATGAATTCACTTCGACTACAAAAAGTAAATTTAGTAGACGATATGGATGTTATCTTAAACGAATATCTTAAAGTGTGTAAAAAATACCCAATTAAATAATGGCTAGGTACGATTATAAGTGTTCTAAGTGTGAACACGTATTTGAAGTACAGCATTCAATACACGAAGACCCAAAGGTAAAATGTGAAAAATGTAAAGCAATATCTCATAGACAAATTAGCTCTAGGGTTAATCTCTATGGAACTGTTGGTATTAATTGGAATACTGACCCTAGCAAAGTTTCTCAATCTATGAGAGACAAAGCTAAGGCAGCATCTAAACGTAAAGTAAAATTTTAAGGCAAAAAGCCATATTTACAATTACCTTGTTCTATTTGAGTTACTGAACAATCTTCCGGCATAATACTGTCGTCGTGTTCACTAACTATTTCACCTTCATACCAAAATATAGCATCTGAAAAATCTTCTCTATGTTGGCAATTTCCGGGTGGTGTCATAGGGTCTAAATCTTCACAATAAATTTCTGCGTAGTTATCCCAATAATAATTAGGCATAGGAGATGATACTCCACCACCTACAATCATTATGGCCATAATAAAACTAAACATTAGTACCCCTTACTTTTAACATATGCTTGATATTCCGGATTGCACTTAGCACAAGTGTCTATGTCCCACATATCTTCTTCTTTATAAAAGACTTCCATAAACTTTCCATCACACATAGCACATTCAAACCAAGACCACATCTTTTCTTTTGTCTTGTATATTCTATAAATACTAGGCTGATTCATCTTCAAACCATTCTTTAGGAAAACCCTCTTTGCGTTTTTCTTTTTCCCATTCTCTAAGTTCTCTGATATACATTAATCTATCTATTGCTTCATCAGTTAATTTATTTATATATCTAAATAATTTAACTAGTGTTCTTCTAATAAGCATTCTCTCTCCTTAATTTAGTTATATATTTCCAATCTTTATCCCAACAATGTTTACTTGAACTCCAGTCTTTCCACTGTGGTTTTCCGTAAATATCTTGAGACAATAAATAGCCAAACATAATGTTGTAATATTCACTATGTTGAACTTTTACCATTTCAAAACCAACGCTACTTTTAGATACTTTATCTTCTGTATATGGTCTATCATCTTTTAAAACTACCCAAGTATTCCATTTAGGTAAATCATATTTTTCTGCAACCCAATTCCAAGTCCACGGCACAAATTGAAATAGCCCCGAGTCATTGTTGCCTTCAGCAGTTCTAACTGCATTTGTATTTCCTCTAGATTCGCACCAAATTACTTTAACTGCTGTACTTAGTTGCTTATTGTCATCAAAAAATTCCAATAATACATCACTGTGCTCTCTTACATCTCTAGATATAATCGAATCACACCAATGGTATTCATTAATGTAATTTTCAGTTATTAACCCATTTTGGGGTAAAGCTGTCGCTAGGAATATTAAACATTCTGCTATCATTAGTTTTTCTCCTTCATACTTCTATTATAACAGAAGTATAAATTATGTCAACTATATTTTAACTTTTAATGCTTCTTCTATGACTTGCTTTTCGGAGTTACCAGTAACACCAGTAAGAAACTGGCTAGTAAATCTCCCATATTCATCTTGTACTTGATGGAAAATTTCAGCTTCCCAACAAGATGCATACTTGTTCCAAGCAAGATATATTGTCTTATCTTGTACTTTTAATAGCTTTTGTTGTCCATCAACAGCTATTAACTCTGCATTGGTTGTGTCCATACAACCTCCTCTGTTACTTTAATTATACCATAAATTATACAAAATAACAATAAAACTTGAAAAATCAATTGACAAATTTTAAAAGGTGTGTAATAATTAGAATATGATAACAGATAATGATACAACATATCGTCCTAGTTATGAACAGATGGAGTGGCTATTCAAGAAATATCCTAATAAGACATTACGTCAATGGGGTAAAGAATGGGGAATATCCTACGAAAGAGTTCGTCAACTTAAGGAACAAATAGGACTTCCACCACGAGGAAGTTTTGATGAGCAGATTGCAGAAGAAATTATAGAATTTATACGCAGTGGGAAAGGAACTGTATCGACTGCAAGAACTTATGCAAAATTTCCAAACGTAGGAAAGGGAAGATTTTTATCTTGGTGTAAAGAACACCCGGAATTAAAAGCTAAGCTTAACGAAGCAATTGAATTTGCAGATTACCAAAGAAAGAACCCTACTCACAAAGTATGTTCTGTTACTGGTAAGCTATTACCTATATCAGAGTTTTATAAAGATAAAAACTCTATAGATGGTTACAGCAATCGTTCTAAAGAAGCAGTTAAATCTATGGTTAAAAATTATTATGACCAAAGAGAAGAAGTTACTGAGCCAACAGTAACAGAAAAAGTATGTGCATCAGTGCCGGAAATTGGTTTATTACCAGCTTCTGAATTTGGTAGAAGTGTAAAATCCAAAACTGGTTTACAAACTTACTGTAAAAAGTTTCAAAGTGAGTATCAGAAACTAAAAGGGCAAGATAATGCTTTTGATGTAGCTAAGCAAAAAACGCTTGACTATTATCTTGGGCAAGGATACACTATAACTAACACTTAGTAAGGGTGTTCCATATTTAGATAAAGCTCCTCATCCGTGGGGAGCTTTTCTATTGGTATAATTATGTTATGCCAATACTTTCAACAGCGTTATTAAACGAAACATTAACAATACAATCATTATCCGGTAGTGATGTAGATGACAGAGGACTGTCTTCAGCTAGCTATGCAGATTCGCAAACAAATGTACAATGCAAAGTAGTAAGGTCAGATAAAGGCTTTTCAGAAGACGAAGTAGATTCAAGAACAGAGCTAAACAAAGAATTTCATTTTCTTGTATCTAAAGACGTAACTGTTAACGAACAAGATAGAATTTCTTATGACGGCAACTACTACAATATAAGAAATGTTGTAAATGTAAAAGACCGTTTTGGTCAAGTATTTTATAAAAAGCTTTACGCAGACTCGGGTTACTAATGTCAGCAAAAGCAGTACTAAGAATATCTAAAAGAACTGGCCGTGCTATAAGTCAAGGCTTTGCTGGTAAAAATAGATATAGAACTCCAAGTGAAATTAAATCTATAGCTGATTTAAGAACATTCTTTTATGAGTATTCACTGTTTGTTGGTGACTTCAATGCTTTGCCGGGTATTGGAACCTTTAAATTTGCTAACTCTTCTAGAGCAGCTTTCCTTAAGGCTGGTCGTGTTTTAGGTGATGCAAAAGCTATAAGTAACTCTTTCAAGAGTGTTTTAGGTGATGCAACGAATGAAAGTACAAGATTAGGAGAGCGTTACTTTAGACGTTTTGGTGGTCGTATGACCGGTAAAGTTCTTATGGCTATACCGGGACAAAACTTTGTTGCTCGTGGTACTAGGTCTATTGTTGGTGCAAATATGCAAAAAGAATTTAATGATTTAACCAATAAACTATTTGGAAAGAAAAAGCCGGGTTCAAAACCAGCTGCTACTGCAAAAGGATACTTAGATACTCAAGCTTTATTCGATTCTCCACAAATCACAAAATTATTAGAAGCTGTTGCTGAAGGAACTGCAAGAAATGCATATGACTATACACCAGTAAAAACAGGTAAACTTCGTGGCTCTATTAGGCCGGGTAGAAATGATATTAAAATTAAAGGTGGAGATATGCAGGGTACTAAAGTTGAAATGGGTGGAGAAGGTATTGATTATGCTCATAAGATTGAATATGGTTCGGGTGAAGGTTTTGAACAAGGAACCCCAGCTGCAGTTAAAGAACTTATGCCAGCAGGTTCCGAAGTTCAATATTTAAGAGCAGGAGAATATAGAAGAGCAGTAAATCCTAACACTGGTAAAGGAGCTATGTTAAGAAGAGGTGCTTACAAAGAAATTGAAAAGATTAAACGTATGGGTGTAAAAGTAAGAAGGAGAGAGTCTTGGCAAGAGATTATTAGAGATGCCAAGAATGTTAAGAAGATATAATGGCACAGAATTTACCGGACGGCGAGATATTATTTAGAAGTTTTTTAGTAGACAAAACATCTATAACAGATATTGTTTCTACTAGAGTTGCAACAAGACTTCCACAAAATGCAACACTACCTTTTTTAGTTATCACACAAGTTGGTGGTCAACCATCTGCTGATGAAGCGTTAATTTATGAAGCTACTTTTATGGTGGATTCTTACGCTGGCAAATACGGAAGTGGAGGTTCAAAAGGACAACCGGATTATGCTGGCTCTTATAACTTAGCTAAGAATATAGTATCTGAAACATTTGACGCTAAACCAGCTAAATATACAAGCGATGGTGGAGAGACTGGAATAATTTATGGTTTCTATTCTCAGAGTGGTCCTTCAAGAGTCGACGAGCCCGAGCTTGGTTTGGCACGCTATAATATAGAAGTAGTAATGGTTTATGGAGCAGTAACGTGAAAAATGTTAAGTTAAATCCATATATAAGAAGTTTTGATTCCATAAGGGATGAAAAACTTGACGTATTTTTTGATAAAAATAGTTGGATTGAAGTAAAAGAATCTGATTGGAGCAGGCTGAAAGATGCTGAAACCAAGCAGGGTGACATTATTTTACCAACATTTATTTCAAAAGAAGATGGTATGGGCGATGTAAAGAATCTAGTTCAAGACACAAAAAAAGAAGAAGTAGATTCTAGCGATGAGGATTGGTTCGGCACTGACGCAATAGTAGAAGAAGAATAGTGACAAGCTATTCCGTTAGTAATAGGTAGGTAATTAAATGGCACAAAGTATTACAGAGGTCCTTTTAGGAACCGGTACGTTGTATACTGTTTTGGAATCTGATTTGAATGGAGAAACTCCTAATGCGAGCTTCCCAACAGACCCGACTACAACTCCAAGCAGCTCATACTTCACAGATATCGGATATTCTGAAGGTGGATTCTCATTAGAATATGATAAGACATTTGAAGATATTATGGTTGCAGAAGAGATTGACCCAATTAAGACAATCAAAACTGCACAAGAAGTAAGAATCACAGGTGAGTTAGCACAGGCATCATTAGCAAACTTAAAACTTGCTATGGCAGGTGGAACAATATCAGAAGATACTCCTTCTGCTGGTTTCTCACAATTAGCTCCTCCAACAACAGACTCATTCATTGAGTATGGTCTTTTGTTAAGAGTTAATGCACCGGGAACTGATGAAGGTGGAACTGCTAAATCTAGAGACATTCAAGTCCCTAGAGCAGTTAACATCGGAGCTTTCTCAATGGTTCACGCAAAAGCACCACAAAAGGTAACAGTTACAATTGAATATAAAGTACTGAAGCCTAACAGTGATGCTCCATTCGCTAATATCTTTAAGGTAATAGACGAAGTATAAATTTAGTATAGGAGGGTAATGTCAAGTTATAAGAATTTTGACAAGGCAATAGAAGAAGCCGACCAAGCAGAACTAGCTTTCAAGGTAGCTGGCAAGGAATATAAAGTCCCGGGTCAGCTACCAGCGAAAGTCGTCCTAACTCAGTTGCGTTTAGCAAATGATTTAGGAGAGGTTGGAACTAAAAACATTGGAGAGTGGCTAGAAGCTCTTTTAGGAAAAGAAGTATATGAAGATATGCTTAACAGAAATGTTTCTTGGGCTATATTGGAAGAACTTTTAATGTGGCTTTTACAAGAATATGGAGTAATTCCTAAAGAAGAAGTCTCCGATGAAGAAGGTTCTGAAGGGGGAGAGGAAGAAGCCCCAAAATAAACATCACTTATGATGATGTTTTAAAACGTTTCACAAATGTTGAGGCTGATTTCCACAGGTTTTATAGACTAAACCCTTTACAGTTGACTTGGAGAAAGTTTACTGTTCTTCTCTTTAGCCTTATTTCAGAAGAGTCTGCATTTTATGCACCTTATATGAGAGATATGTACGAGGAAATGAAAGAAGAAGTCAAAAACAGAGGCAATACTCCTAAAGTACAAATTTCATTAGAAGATGCAATGAGTGATTTAGGATTTAAAGAAGAGTAAAATGGCAGTTTCAAAAAACGTAATTGAGTTTTATGGTAACGCTTCGGATGTCGAGGATGAGGGTGCTAAGGTTGTCACCAAAGTTGGTTCTAGACTAGCTAAAGCATTTTCCGGAATAGGTGGAATGATTAATACTGCTACAGTAGCAATCATCGCATCTCTTGGTGTTGGTTTAGTAGCTGGTACACGAGCAGCAATCGAATTTGAAGATGCTTTTGCTATGGTCAAGAAAACAATGTCAGAAGTTGATGACCCAAAAGTATTCGACAAAATAGCAAAAGACTTACAGACCCTTGCAACTCAAATACCTGTTAGAGCAACAGAACTAGCAGCATTAGGTGCTGTTGCCGGTCAGTTAGGCGTAGGTGCTGCTGATGTATCTAAATTCGTAGAAGTAACTGGTAAATTAGGTGTTGCTACCAATATGACTGGTGAACAAGCTGCTACTTCTCTAGCTAGATTCTTAAATGTTACTAATCAAAGTACTGATACTGTTGGTAAGTTTGCATCTATATTGGTTCAGTTAGGTAACAATGTCGCAGCTCAAGAATCTGAAATAATACTTTTAGCACAAAACTTTGGTGCTGTTGCTACAGTTGTTGGTTTATCTGCTGAGGAAGTCTTAGGATTTTCAGCAGCTATGCGAGAAACTGGTCAACAGGCATCAGCTGGTGCTACAGCTTTAGGTAAATTGTTTATGACATTAAGCGAAGCTAACCAAGGCGATGCTAGTGCATTATTTAAATTTGCTGAGGTTGCAGGTGTATCTGTTCACGAAATGGCAGAGATTATAGAAACTGACATTGGTAAAGCAGCTACTATGTTCTTCGATGGTTTAAATGAGATGAATGCTCAAGGTCAGTCTACAATAGCTGTCTTACAAGCATTAGGTCTGAATCAAGCAAGAACTTCGAGAGCTTTGCTATCTCTAGCGAATAACTCAGAAGGTTTGGCTGAAGCATTAAAACTTGCAAAAGAAGAGGCAATTGCTCAAAACGCTTTAAATGAAGAGGCTGCAACTAGATTCGAAACTGTTACACAAAAAATGAACCAGTTCAAATCTATTATGAATGTTGCAGGTCAGCAAATCGGTGAATATTTTATGCCTATAATACACAGAATTGTTGATGTAATGATACAAATAGCAAAAGGTGTAATTGGTGCTATAAGAGGTTTCAAAGAATTATCAGACCGTATGAAGAAGATAGTTGCAGCTGGTTTTATTGCAATGGTTATCAAATTATTTGCAGATATCTTTAACATATTAAAAGGTCTTTTCGGTATGGGTGGAAAAGCAAGTGGATTCCTAGGTAAGATTACTGGACTATTTAAAGGTTTATTTAAAATAGTTTCAAAAGTAGCAGGTCCAATAATGATGATTGTTGCTGGACTTAGAGCATTATTTAAACTTGGTGGCAAACAAAAAGATTTTGAAGAATTTAACAACACAGTTGCTTCAGTTACAGATTCTTTTAAAGAGTTAGTAGCAGAAGGTGAAAACTTTGTTGAGGCATTTAATTACAACACAATGGAAGCTCTTGTAGATAAACTACCCGAGACAATTGGTGAATCTGTAAGTGCAGCTATAAGAAGTCGTGAAGTTACTGAAGCAACTTCAGAGTTTGCAGTTGGATTAGGCGATTTGATGAATGAAAATATTACAGGTGCTTTACGAAATGCTATGGGTGTCGGTGATATTTTTGATGGAAATTCTGCAGAACAATTAACAGCAGCACTACAGGAAATGGACAGATTAGGTGGCAAAGATGTCTTTGGTCCAATTTATGAAACTGCATTTGCATTACGTGATGAGTTAATGAAAAGCAACGGTGAATTAACAGACCAAGCATCTTATCTTCAAGATATTTTATATTACTACGTAGCTATTAATGAAGCTGCAGAAGGAACACTTAGCCCACAGGAAAAACTTAGAAAAGAACTTTATTCAATATTAAAAGCTCAAGGACTATCTGAAACCGTAATTAATGGAATGCTCAAAGATGAAGAAAGTATGGTTTCTACTGCTAAAAAATTAGTGAAAGAGTTTGGATATTTAGCACCACTTATAGAAGCTATACCTGTAGAAGAAAAAGTTGATGAAATGTTGTCTGCACAAGAACAGCTTGCAAAAGATGCCGAAATTTTCCGTGAAACTATTAATGCAATATTTAAACCTACTGAAATGCAATTCAAAGTAGAGCTTGCTGAGTTTGAAGTTGCAGATGCACATAAAGCACATAACGAATTACATAAAGAAGGTCAAAAGCTACACGAAGAGGACAATGCCTTAGCTGAAGAATTAGCACGTATACAGGCTGAAGATATTTTAACAGCAGAAGACAAATTAGAGATACAAGAAAAAACTACTGAATATACTGCTTTAGAAAATAAACATAGAACCGAAGGAGTTATGACTCTTGAGGAACAAAAGAAGCAACAAGATTTAATTAACGAAGCTCTTGAAATAGAAGATAGAGTTCGTCGTGGTATGTTCCTTACTGCTAATGAGCAATTAAGAAAAGAAAAACTTAAAAAAGATTTACGTAAAGTAGAACTAGCAGCAGCACAAGGTTCTTTAGAATTTGCTGAGTTAGAAAAAGAAGCCCTCAAAGAGCAAATAGCAGAAATTGATAAGGGTGCTGTAACTGCAGAAGACGCTCAGATATTAAGAAATGAAGCAGCTGAAATTGGTGAAAATGCTCAACTACGTAGACAAAATGAACTTAAAAAGATTGAAGAACTTAAAGGCGATATTCAAACAATTAATCAAGAGGCTTATGAAGCTCGTGAGAAGAGAATTGAAGAAATTGAAAATAGACGTATTGAAATTAATGAGCGTTTATTAGAACTTCCTAAAGAAATTAAGAAGGCTCACTATGAAATACACACAGCACAGAAAACTCTTATTAATGCAAACTTAGATTTATTAGCTGGTTTCAAAGATTTAACTCCTGTAGTAGAAGAAGAAGCCAAGAAAATGGCTGAAGCGTTAGGCCTACCTTATAATGTACTAGATGGAACGATGACTCTTATAAACCACTTAAGAGTTGAATCCGGAAAGTTTGTAAATGATAGAGCTACAGCAGCTGGTTCATTTGGGGCTTTAGACTTTGTACAAGGCTCTCAAGCAGATAGTAGAAGAGAAAATGATATATTTAATAAACCATTGTTAGTAAGTCATATGGGTGGCTTTGTTGGTCCGGGTAGAACATCTCTTGTTGGAGAATATGGTCCGGAAGTTCTTAAACAATTCCCCGGTGGTGGTGGTATGGTTTCTAAAATCAAAGATTTTCAATCACAACAAAGTGCACCAAATATTGTTAATGTTAATGTTACAGGGTTACCAACAGACCCAATTGCTGCAAGAAGAATTGCACAAAACATACAAAGAGAACTTAATAAGTTAGCTAAAGATGGTAGAAGTGGAGTAATAAGATAATGGTTTCATCACACGCAAATTTCCATCACGTATTAACTCACATTAATGATTATGTAGACAATATGGTTCCTTGTGAAGAAGATGGCTGTTCTTATTATTATTGGAAAATGGATGATAAATATAGATATTGTGAAACTTGTCGCAAAAAGGATATCTGCTAATGGCTAATACTATAACAATAGGAAGAATGACTTTTACTTCACCAGCAAGTATAAATTTTAGTTCAGTACAAGATGGTTCAAGAAACTCTATGGACAGAACTGTTGCTATGAGTGGTAGATTTGTAGCTGATAATATTGCTGCTGCAAAAGTTTTAAGAGATGAATTAATATCAATGGGAAATTCAAATCTAATATTGCCTTTTACTTATGAAGGTGATGATACATTCAAAGGATATACAAAAATAAGTAGTGTTACTGTAGACAGTAGTAAGTTAGGTTCCGGTCTTTTTAATTACAGTTTCTCTTTAGAAGTTAAAGGTAGAGAGTCAGAAATGATATTTGAATCAAATATGTCCGGTGCTCTTGTTACCAACTCTCACAGTATTACGTCAACTACTTATGCACCTTGGCACGCACTGCCTGTTAATGCTTATAATTACAAGCACGATGAAGCTCCTATTGATGTGACTAGAGCTTCTGAAAACGGTAATGTTGCATTTTATTATGACACTAATCTAAGAGATAAAGCAGCACAATGGATTGTTGCTCCTTCAGATTATTACAAAGGTGCAGCAAAAATAATCATAGACAATACAACTATGACTGGATATTTAAATAAAAACAATCCAACTGGAGTGACAATTTCAAATGGTATAATAAGATTAACATCGGGTTCTACATCTGATGAATCTAGATTTACTACCCAATTTTATGATAATGGTTCTTGGGTTAGTGACAAAGAAATCGCTTTAACCTATGGTAGTTCTAGAACAGACTGGAACTTGTGGAACACAGTACAGATTTTAAGAAATGAACCTCACGAATGTGTAGTGCGTTTTGCAACCTATTCTGACGATAACGGAGATGGGCGACTCACAGTAGATGTGTCTCTAAAGAGAGGAGCCCATCACGCATCAATTGTAGCCAGCCAAGGTCCTACTTCTGACCGAAGTGCTACAAGTAGAATAAACTTAGAAGTAACAGATAACGGAGGGACATTTTCAGAAGATACTGGATATATGATAGAAAGCTCTACTGATGGTGCTGGTCAAAAATTTATGATTGGCAGTCCACAAGGATACACAGCAGATACATCTAATAAGTTGATACATTTATCAACTAGCCAGTTTAAAGCTTTTGTAGGGTATGTATATAATGCTGATAGTCCACAAGATATAGATGCTGCAGATGCAGTTAGGGACCAGTACTTACAAAGTTTGTATGAAAATGTTAGATTAGTGAGGGCTTAGTATGTCAGTTACAGAGAGGTTAATGTCTCCGGGTAATTACAGCGTTAATTTTTCCCAAGAGTTTACACCTACTGAAATAATTGAAAAAATTAAAGAATGGGGTCATATTGTTATAACCCCTCAAAAAGTTGATATCTTAACTTTATCTGATAGTGATATTCTCTCTGCTGCCTCCTATACAGGAATTATTCTTAATAGAACTCTAGAAGAAGGAATAGTCACGGTTAGTGGACAAGGCCTTGAATTGTATATGGGCGATGGTGCAGCTAAAGGTATGGTCATTGCTGAATCAAATAATATAGGAAAAGTTAGGGTTTATACAGACACGACATTATCAGAAACATTGTTTAATTCAACAGTTTCAGCAGGTAAACCTTTTGGAATTATGCTTGATGAAACTGGAAGCTCACAAGCTATTACACAAGGAACAATATATAACCCATCCACTCTTTACAAAGGTCAGCATTTCGTAGAAACTGCTTTATCTGCTTTAAAGTTTGTCTCAGAAATACTAAACACAGAATATAAAGTAAATGCAGATGGAACTTTAGATGCAGGCCCAGCAGCAAATTTATTTAGTGGTGTTGGAACAAGTGAACCAAATACTATTGTTGTTAAAAGTGCTTATGGTGAAGACCCGGAATTCGAAGGTGTAGTACCACAAGGATTAAGAACAGAATTTGATGCTACCGACTGGGTTTCAAGAGTTGACTTTACAGGTGAGGTAGGTTCGTTTGACGATGCAACTGACGTTGCAGGTGAAGCAAATATATCTTCAAATCCATATAAAGATTTACACGGTAATCCATTAAAGAGAGTAGCTTTAGTACAAGAGCCGGATGTACCGGAAGATAATCTAAATTCAAGAGCACAACTTATGCTCAATGAATTATCAAGAGTTAAAAAAGTACTTAATTTAGATTTAACACAATATGAAGTAAGTGGTGATTTAAAAGCTGGAGATTACATTTATGCCTTTGACCCGGAAATTGGTTTCGTAGATACATCAGCAGAAGCATCAGCTGAATCAAGAGATTTATATGAAATAACATTCCGTGGAGAAGTTATTAATCCAATCAAGGTAAGAGTTATTGGTATAACTTATCCAATAATGGATAATATGGGTGTTTACTTTAGAGATAAAGATGGAAACTATACAGACTTAACTGAGTATGTTGAATATGAAAATGGTTCAGCACAAGTTGAACTAGGTGATGTAATTAGAACCATAGGAGATGACTTAAGATTTTCTGAGTATTCATTATCAAGAGAAACAGCAGGTGCTTTTTCTATACCGGATTTACCAAGCACACCAACACTACAAGCTGGAACTTATCTGAATGCTACTGGTGATTCTGTAGGGTTTATAAGAGTTACTGTATCAAAACCAACAAACATAGACGGCTCTCAAATCACAGATGGTAGTCACTATAGAATAAGGTACAAAAAAGTAACAGACAATGAATATTCTTATCAGAACTTTCCTTTTACTGGAGTAAGTTCAGAGAGTCTTCTTATCCAAGATTTAACAGTAGGTGTTACTTATGACATAGGTGTATCAGCAGTTGATAAATCGGGTTTCAAGAAAATGTCAGCTTACGATGGAACTGGTGAAGATTTGTATACAAACTCTCCAAGTATCAATGCAGATTATGCTACTAACGCAAGAGTTGAAATAGAAAAAGATGGTCAAGCACCTTCCAAACCAGCTACAGCAACAATTGCTGCTGGTCCTTTAAGAGTTCAAGTAACTCATTATCTTGGTAAAGATGGGACTGATGGCCAAGGGAATCCTTATGGCAACTTTACTTTAGAAGGTGATGTAGACCACTTAGATATACACGCAGTAACACAAAGTGGAAATGATATAGATTTTACTGTTGCACAATCAAATAAAATTGGAGAGGTAAGAGTTACATCCGGTAACTTGTTACAACAAATTCCTTCTATAGCAACATTAGAACTTGAAGACTCAGAAGATTACTATTTCAGAATTGTAGCAGTTGATAAATCGGGTAACGAGTCAGACCCATCCGATGGGCAAGCAGCTAATGCTAATTTAATTGCTGAAGCTAACATAGCTGATGCTACTATAACAACTGCAAAAATAGGAGAAGCACAAATAACTAATGCTCTTATTGCAGAGGCAACTATTACAGATGCAAAAATAAATGATTTATCTGCAAATAAAATTACTTCCGGAACTATTACTGGTGGAGAAATTACTGTTGGTGGGGTTTCTAATACAGAAGGATTTATACAATCTTATAACTTTTCTACTGGCTCTGCTGGTTGGCAGATAGCTGCTGATGGAACTGCTGAATTTCAAGATGCGATTATTAGAGGAACTTTAAATGCATCTGACATAACAACAGGAACATTAGACGCTTCAACTATTACAGTAACTAACCTTGATGCAGATAACATCACTGCAGGTACTTTGAATGTAGATAGGCTTCCAACCATTACTACATCTCAAATTAACTTTGATGCAGGTGATATTGGTGGTGCTGAAGCAGGAACAATACTTGCAACTATTAATGCTTCCAATGAAGGCATAACTATCGATGCCGAAAAATTAAATCTAACTGGAGTTTTCGAAGTTGGAGATGCTATCGATGGTGGAACTTTAGGTGGTATGCAAATATCTAGTAACTATATGAGAAGTTCTAGTTATGGAAACAGTGGGGGTAACAGTGGTTTTCAATTAAATTCAGACGGTAGTGCTGATTTTGCAAATGTAACTATTCGTGGAACTCTTTCCGGTGCAAATATTTCTAACAATGTAACTATGTCTAACACTAGTGCATCTTTAAAAACTGGAAATGGAAATGATAGAGCAGAAATTAAAGGTGACGGAACTGTACAAATTTACCGAACTAACTTTCAAGGACAACTTACTGGTGACAGCAGTTCTTTAACTTTATCAGCAACAGGAGCCTTAGATTTAGGTGCTAGTAATAATGTAAAATTATCTCCTCTTGATACTGTTGAAATGAAAGGTCAATATTTAGATTTACAAGGTAACAATATAGGTGGTCCGGGTATAAAGATTAGTGGAAATGCTGGTACTGCAGGACAATTCTTAAAAACAAATGGAGCAAATGTAAGTTGGGGTAATGCTTCCGGTGGCGTCAGTTCTGTTGGAGTTGTTGGTGATAATATTAGTACAGGAAATACTGGTAACACAGGTGCTGTATTAATTTATCACAATGACCACGGCAATCTATATGCACCAGCTCATAATCACCCATATGAACCCTCACATAATCACCCTTATGAACCTTCACATAATCACCCATATGTAAATGATGGAAACTCTATTTGGAATACAGTAAGAAATAATTATTACAAAATTGGTGAAGATGGACACAGTCATACTATAAATCACGACAACAGTATGCACAATACTAATTATGCACCTTCACACAATCACCCTTATGCTACTAACGCTTCTGTAGACAGTGCTATAACTGGTCACTATATTACTTATGCTCTTGGTCACAATTCATCTGACTCAAGATTTAAAACAACTGTTAATGAAACATCACTAGGTCTAGATTTTATTAAAGCTTTGCAACCTAGAGATTATTATTGGACTGAACAATATCTAGAAGATGAGTATGGTAAATTTCAAGATTTACCAGTAGGACAAAGAGTAAAGGCTGTATATCAAAATGTTCAACAAGGTTTTATAGCTCAAGAAGTCCAACAAGCAGTATTTGATTTAACAGGTAATAATGATGCTTTCTCCGGTGTTATAAAGAAAAATATATCTTCAGAAGAAGTTGCTACTTATGGCGATGACGAAGTCGGAAGAATAGATTATGCTACATTTGTTGTTCCATTAGTCAAAGCAGTACAAGAATTATCTGCTAAAATTGAAGAGTTAGAAGATAGAATAGAAGTATTAGAAGGATAATATGGCAATTATAGAATACAGCTTTTATAACAATAGTTCTGAAGAGTCTTTACAGGACCAATTAGAAAAATTAAGAAACAAAATAGAAGCTAACGAAAAAGAGTATGCAGCACAATCTAGCTTATCTACACCAAATCAATATATTTTAGATTCTCTAGAAACAATAATAAATGATTTTAAAGAACAATATGAATCATTAGGTGGAACTTACGATATAGCACAAGATAACGAGTTGTAATGCCTTATACTCCACAATTTTATGATGAAAATCAAGAATTAGATATTGATACACAAATATCTGATTTGACTGTTGATATAACAAATATGGAACAATTATTAGTTACTATGCAGAATTTAGAAGATGTTCCCCAGTCAAACATAACAGAATTAGAAGATTTACTGACTGCTAAGTCAGAAGAGTTAGATTTACTTATAGCCGAAAGAGACGGAACGTAATGAAATTTTCGATGGGAAACGGACAACATATAGAATTCAAAACAGATGTTAAAGGTTTAGATGAATTCGCACCCGTAAGACCTTCTAAATTTTTTATACCACAGTGGTTTAAAGATATTAATGATTCAATACCCCTAGCACCACAACCGGAAGTACAAGGTAATCGTTTTGGTAAAGAAGGAGAAATATCTAAGAAATTTTCTCACGGAACAGTTAAAAGATGTCCAGCTATTGTAGACATTATGAAGGAAGGCTATATCATACCAATGTGGTGTGACTTTCTTGTCCAAAGAGATAAAAAACTTCTTGAATGGAACAATAAAGGTTTTCCATATGGAATAGAGTTTCACGTCAATGAACAAATATATAACTGGAACCTTAAGAAGACTGATTTTCCGGAAGGTGTTAAATTTATTAACCCTTGGCGTATTCATACACCACCGGGATATTCTGTTATGTTTTTACCACCTTACTATCAATTTGAACATAGATTTACAGTGTTGCCCGGAATAGTAGAAACTGACGCTTATCATCAAGTGAACTTTCCTACTATTTGGCACACGAATAAAGACGCTATAATAGACAGAGGAACACCTTTCATTCAAGTAATACCTTTTAAAAGAGAAGATTGGTCACACTCAGTTTCTCAAATGGATGAACTTGATAAAGAGGAAGAAAATAAACAGAAGTGGGAACTCAATACAAAGTTCAAGAATAGTTATAGGAGTATAACAGCAAGGTTCAAAGATGGCAGACATAATAAGCGAAGGAGATTCAAAGTTAGAGGTAATTGATGCCTCTACTGATGGCTTAGCCAAAATAATTGCTGAATTAAATGGCGTAGAGCGTATAAATCTATCCTCTACCGTTTTAACACTTACCAACCCAAATGACCAAATGGAAGTCGGTGATGCCACCGATGACCAAAATGGTGCAGCTTCAACATTTAATGGTTTTGCTGTAGGAGCAGCTACAGTACAAGTTACATCGGGTGATGGTTCAACTGTCCCCGAATCAAATTTATATATTGATGGTAAATCGATAATATCTGATAAAACTCTTTCTATTGGTACTACAGGACAAAAAGAATTACATTTTGGAACTAATGGAACCCAATGGGTAAAAATAACTGAAGGTGGTTACTTAGACTTTCAAAAAATGACCATCAATGGTTCTCAAGGAACTGCAGGACAATATATTAGAAATGCAGGTAATGGAACTATTGAATGGGTTACTATCGACAATAACAACGCTTTTGGAACTATCACAGTTGGTGGGATAGACCTAGATGCAAATAGCGTAGGGGATTCTGTAACATTTACTGCTGGAGATAATATAACTCTTAGTCCAAATGCATCAACTAATACATTAACAATATCTGCAACTCAGCCTAACGTATTTTCTACTATTTCAGTTAGTGGACAGGATGATATAACACTTGACCAAGCATCTGATACATTAAATTTTGCAGCTGGTACTGGAATTTCTATT